CAGTTGGAGTAGGTTACGATGCGTTAAAGGCACTTACTTCTGGAGCTGGTGCGGTAGCGATAGGTTATCAAGCGATGGATGCAAATTCAAGCGGAGATTATAACACCGCTGTAGGATATCAAGCTCTGAGTACAGAAGATACTGGGGATAGAAATACAGCAATAGGTTATGCCGCATTGGTAAACGCAAATGGTGCTAATAATAATGCAAATACAGCAGTGGGATTTCAAAGTGGGGCAAATGTTACAACAGGAATAGAAAATACACTTATTGGCGAACACGCTGGACTCTATATTACTACGGGCAATTATAATACAGCTCTTGGAAATAAAGCATTAGGAACTATTGTTGATGGATTAAGAAATACTGCTATTGGTTACGGAGCTATGAAAGATACTGACTCAGGTACAACTGTAGATGGCTCAGATGATAATACATTCGTAGGTTATACTGCTGGTGGGGGAGCGTGGGTAAATGAAGATATATCTAATATTGTTGCTGTTGGTTCTTCAGCATTAAGAGGTGCTTTACAAACTGAGGCAAGTGGAACTGTGGCTATAGGTAAAGAAGCTCTTTATGAGCTGACAGAAGGAACTGGAAACACAGCCGTTGGATACCAAGCAATGGATGAGCTGACGACAGGAGACTATAACACTGCCGTTGGCTATCAAGCATTGCACCAGATAGATACTGGCGAAGGAAATTGC